TCATCTCAAGTGTACCTTACCCCTCTGATAAAGAGTTGTTCGGTCAGCCGATAGGGGAAGCTATACCCCTACCACGAAACTTTTTAATTTTTTAAAATGGGATATCTGGAATGTCATCATCAGGTAGTGCATCACTATTGACAGATTCAATAGACTTATCTTGCTTACCACCTAACATCTTCATGACACCAGAGTATCTTGGTATTAGTATTGATGTATTATATCTTTTGTTACCACTACTATCTGTATACTGTGATACATCTATCTGACCTTCAAGGTATATTAATGTACCTTTAGTTACATAGCTCTTGATAGTCTTAGAAAGATTAGGATCAAATGTAACTACTTTATGCCAAGTAGTTTTGTCTTTCTTTTGTTGTGTATCTTTATCTATAACTTTCTCAGTAGTAGCGATAGACATAATAGCCATCTCGCCTGACTTGATAGTCTTGATCTCTGGATCTGTACCAGTTCTACCTACAAGTATTACTTTATTTATCATTAGTTATTACCCCCTGTAATATTCTTGAAAATCTTTCATAGCAAATTCACTAGCCATCTCATATGAGTAGCCTTGTGATAAATAACTATCTAAAAATTCTTGATATTTTTTACTATTAGTCATTGTGTTAGTACCTCCTGTACTTTTGATTTATCTACATTACCTTTGTATTTTTCTTCAAGCTGCTTCACATATTTGTTTGAATCAAACATACCCATGAATACATCAGCATTGAATCCTAAATGTGATAGTGCTTTTGTTAGTGCATCAGTCAATGCTTTTTTAGGTGCATCATCATCTACCCTACCTTTACCATCTACCAATAAATTACATCCTCTAACTGGACCATATTTGTATTCAGGTTTAGATACCCAAACAGCTACATCTGCAAATTGAAATGCTTTACTATCTACTATCATAGTATCATAGCTGACATCATACCCCCAACCAGCACCAACTGGTCCGAAGATCTCTGTAGCTCGTCTGATCTGATAGTGAGCATCAATAGAAGTAAAACTCCTAGCTCCAAAGGAAACCTTCTTAGTGAACCGAGGATCTGTTTCTTTAGCCTGATTCCATATATCCAAAGTCTTGTCTTTAAGATTAGTATTTGTACTCTCATCCATTTATATTACCTCCTCAATAGATTGAAAATCAACATAGTCATCAGGTGGTACATCTTTCTCTACATGTATTGTCCAGAACTGATGCTCTGCATTTAATAGTTTCTTTTGAAACTTTTTGTCTTGTGAAATTACAAATGCTTTCCATCTCACATTACCAAATATTACTGATAACCATGCTTTTGTTTTGTTAGCTACCATCATGTAATGCTGTACTTGAGCATAATATTTCTCAATGATTGTATCTTCTTTGGTCATCATGTTTGTATGTTTAGCTTCAAAGATACCCATAGTTTTTAGATCTTGATTCAATACAAAACCATCTACATTAGCTAACATAAACGGATACTTTTTATGTACTAATGTATGGTCTATCTCTTGTACTGGGAAATCTAAATTAGCTGTGAACCATTCTCTATTAAATGCTTCGGTGTATATACCTAACTGTACTGGTAGTACAAATGTTAAGTCATCTTCAACTAAACCTTTCTTGATATTATATAGATCTTTCCACTTACCAGCTGCTAGATAAGTAGCATCACTCCCTCCGATTCCTGAGCTTCTGTCTATAATTTTCTTTTGATTCTGTATATTCATTGACCTTCCTCTCTACAATGTTTTCAATGTCAGTTTTTTTTTTCCATAGTGCATCAGCTAATCTTTTAGCAGATGGATCTCCGTCTATTAAACCTACTCTTAGTCTGTATTCTATCTCACGATCAAACCAAACTCTAGCTAAATAACATACTTTTTTTATCCACCATCTTTTTCTTTGCACTGGATCTGCAAGATTATACTTTGTTTTTTTATTAGGTTTTAATCTCTTATCTCTTACAAAACCTTTTACTAATTCATCTACTTTCATATTGATTAATTAATCTATCTATATACCAACGAGCTTTCTTTAAATCTTGTGTTGGTTTATCTGGATACTTATGTCTGTTTCTTATTACATACTTGATAATGTTTGCTTCATGATGATTCAATTTAAATTGTTCTATAACATCTATAACTTGAATCGCTGCTCCAATATAATAGCCTGGATCAATGGGATTTATTTCTTTCATTACTCCTCCTGTTGTAACATTTAATACATGTGTATTCTTTGTAGTCTACCATCATAGCTTTAGTCCACTTCTTTTTACAGACAGTACATCTTTCTAATACTAGCATATGTTGCAGTATCATACCTCTTTTTTTTCCCATAATATTTGTATGTTGAGGGCAACCATGCGGAGGAAGGAGATCATATAACATGAAGAAAGATTGCCCTCTATTTTGTTTTAGTGAAACCAACGACAGTTTGCAACCTTTCTTTCACGATCATATCTAGTATTAACTGAATCACTAGGGTAGTGTGTACTCCAATGGGTGATAGCTTGGTATGCACTGAACTTGTTTTGACCAAATTCTTTAGCATAGTTTTGATCATACTGATCTTGTATGTATCTCTTATGTTGTTGATTTACATGGCTTTTATCAGTTCTTGTAGGTTGTAAGCATAGTTTATCTACTTCATAACTAAACTCACCATAGTTTACATCTTCTGTAATCCATTTTTCCATACTGTTCTTGACAGTCTTTAGTCTGTCTATTGCATCATACTGATTAGGTATTTGTAGTTTGATATCTCTAGTACCTTTGTGTTGTGAAGATAAAGATAGATCCCATAAAGCACTCTTCAAACCATTCATACATAACCATAGATAGAAACCTAAATCAAACTTGAATGATCTCATACCATTGTAGCTGTTCCACATAACAGCTTCTAAAGATATCTGTGTATCTCTAAATGGTACTACATATTCTGGCAGTGTAAATCTAGTAGCCATTACTGCACCATTGTTGGAATGTCTGTGTTGTTCTTCCATACCATTAGTGTTGAAGTTATTTTGTAAGAAGTCATATGACATCTCATAGGCATCATTGTGAGTAATTACTCTGTAAGTATCTTTGTGTACAGCAATCAACTCATCGTTAGTATCATGTACTAACTGTTTGTATCCAGTAATTTTAGATCCATGTTGATTGTATACATCTTCTTCACGAACTGGAAATTCTAGTTCTGTTGGTAGCATAGCTCCTCCTATTCAACTGTTATTATTATTTCATCTCTACCTGAGTAAGTAGTTCCTTCGAACTCAATAAGAATACTTGATATCTTTTTGAACTCATGTTCTTTGAACTCACCTTCTTCTCTACTGCCATGATAAACTTTTGATGCAAACTTTATCTCTGCACCTGGTGATATTCTATTTACTTTACACATTAAATCTTTAAACGTTTCTGCATTACACTTCATATAAATTATCCTTTCCATAATAATCTTTTGGTAGTTGAAAACCCTTGATAATCCTAGATTCTAAAGCTCTGAACATAAGATTCTCTACTTGTTTTCTTCCTGTTTCCATAGCCATCTGCTTAGTATCCCAATCAGTTCTATGTTGTGGACCTAGTACACTATCATCAACAGTCAATCTCCATTTAGTAATACTGTGTTGAAAGTTAGATCTTATCTTTACAATATTAACTACGATCACTTGATCTTGACCATAAGATATAGTTGCTTGGTAATGTCCTGGTCTTATGCTTCTCATGATTTACCTCCTATCTGGTTTCAAATTTAAGCTCTTCTAATTGTTTTAACCAACCTTCTACAGTTGTTATATCTTTTGCTATAGCAGTTCTTAGTTTCTCAAACTCCTCTAGCATTTCATTCTCTACTAAGAATAGATCATCTAACTGACTGAGTGCAGTAGCTTTATCATGCCATTTAATTGCATCTCTTGTGGCTAGTCTTTGATCCCACAATCTTGCTTTTAATATCTTTAATGCTTCTATGTTCATTGTTTTCTCCTGTTCCATTACACATATCACATACATATGTACCTTCTGGATTGTTCCAATCAATCTGAAATCCAAGTCCAACACATTCTTTACAACTAATCTTTTTCTGGTTCTGGATAATAGTTTTCATCTTCAAACCTTTCTCGTACCATTTCTTTAATCTCTTGTGTGTAGATTAGTTTTACTCCATCTTGTAGCATATGCTTTACACATGCATCTTCTAGTTCTTGATATGTTTCATAGTGTTCATAGTATTTACAGTACATCACATCAAACTTGTCTAGCTCATCCTGTGTGAAACTATCTGATGGTTGTGGTAGTTTAGTCATATGATTCTCCTTTTTTTTAAAAAGTCAAAATGTCGGATTCGGTGATAGATCCTATCACATGCAGTCTATTCAGACTGCTCCCTATCTTGTTTGGTTATTGCACGAAAGAACAATAGTGTTGCTGTTATGCTTGTTATAAATCCTATACACATCAATGATAGTACAATGATTCCTAGTAACATAAGTATTGTTTCCATATTACTTCCTTTGTTTTCTTTTGCGATCAGTCATGATTGCTTTAGTTAGATTGTTAGATACCCATACTATGAATATCCATATAGGTGCTGATATAACTGATAGTATTAGTGTTGGATTCAATCCCATAATCATCCACATGAATATTAATCCACCACCTAGTGATAGATATATTAGTACAAATGTTCCTATGTATTCTGATCTATCTTGAAATTTTAGTCCAGCTACTCCGTTGATTACTGACATGAATACTTTCTTGAGCATCCTGAATAAATAATCTATTAGTCCTATAGTTTGTCTTTGCATATTTACCTCCGTGATACATTACAAATACTGTAAAAATTAAAGTTAATAACATTCGGTGATTCCAGATCCTTCCTGTTTGGGGGGGGATTATATCCCCTCACCCACCAATGTGTTTATGTCTGCATTTAAGATACTCTCAGCTAGTTCTTCATGTTCTTCTGCTGTTGGTTGTCTTAATGTTGATGGTGATGCTTTGTTTTTATTCTTGTTTTCCAAAGCCTTTTCCCATGTTTCTCCATATACTAATTCAAATTTAGCTGACCATACATCATATCTGTTAGTCCAATAGTCTGCTAGGTCTGACCATCCTCTGAATGTTGCTATTCTATCATAGTCTTGTTGTGAACCTATTTCTGTCACTGTATCTACACGACTATCTTTAGCTTGTGTCAATGCTCTTTTAGCTTGATCTGCTCTGCTACTGGCATTATTCATACCTGTTCTAGCACCTAAACATTCATACATGATACTGTCCTTACACCACCCTTGCATGAATGGTGAATGTAATATTGGATACATTAGGTTGAATACATTGTTCATATCTGTTGATGCTGCATCATTTATATGAATTAAGTCTTTAGTTTCTACTTTCCATTCAGTCATTTTACTACCTCCAAATCAGTATTTAGTTCTGCGATATCATATTCATCCATTTGCTTTGATACCCATTGAGCTTCTGCTCTGTATGCTTCAGCTGTTTCTAGATCTCCATTGAGTTCTGCTAGTTTTGCTAGGTCAATGTATTTGTTAATCTCATCTTGATAATCCATTATTTGATCTCCTTCATTCTTATTCCTACATCCATAGTATACTCCTTACCTTGATCGTCCTCTGTTTGTATTGTGATTCCCCATGAATCACTTGATCCTCCTTCTGATACTATTATTCCTTCTATATCCTTGTCGTCTAAGGTCCTGTCATCATACCAAAAGTCTATTTGATACTTTGATTTAAGTGTGTCCTTGATAGCTTCTGCTACCTTTGACATGATAGTGTATGAGTTGTATTCCATGATGATCTCCTTTCGATCTCTGAATATGCCTACTCGTCACCACAGATATATCGTTCTGTCGACATGC